AGTCAAGACTATGGGATAGAAGTAATTTGCTTAGTTAATAACGCTGACGATTTTTTAGATAAACTTGACGGAGTAACCCACGTTATTTTTAATCGTAATATTTCCGAGCTTATGAAGCCTGAAGAGACTATTTTAATTCTAAAGGCAAGAGGCATAAAAGTTATTTGCGATGTAGATGACTACTGGGTGCTTTCAAAAGGTCATCCTTTAGAGGTTTACTACCGTAAAAGCAATATGGCAAAGTGTATTTTAGCAAACATTAAATTTGCAGACCAGGTGTGGACTACCACTAAAATTTTAGCCGAAAAGATTAGACCGTATAACAAAAACGTAGAGGTAGTTAAGAACGCTATTGACCCTAACGAAAAACAATTTGCCTACGAAGACTTATCTTTAAAATTCGATACTTTCTTTTACTCAGGAGGCTCGACACACCTTAAAGATTTAAAGCTATTAGGTAACGCCTTTGATAACGAATACCTAACCGTTAAAAGCCCAAGAGTACCTAAGCGAATGAGTCCGATACTATCGCAAGTTAGCAGCATCCAAGAATACGCTACCGACTACCAGCATTGTGGTATCTGCGTAATACCTTTAAGAGATAACCTATTTAACCGATGCAAGTCTGAGCTTAAAATGATAGAGGCTGGACACTTTGCCAAGCCCGTAATAGTTAGCAACGTAATGCCTTATAACCTACTTGCTACAAATAGCAATAGCCTCAAGGTAAATGATAACGACTGGGCGGCTGCGATAAAGAAGATAAAAGGAAATTATAATATGCAAATAGAGTTAGGCTTAAAGCTAAAAGAAGACGTTAAAAGTAAGTACGATATAGTAAAAGAGAACGCCAAAAGACTTCAAACATTATGAGCAAGAAAAAAACAATAAGCAACGCAGATTTTTTAAAAATTGAATTAGAGAACGGAATAGGATTTCACAACCCTTCCTTTGTAACTTTAGCAAGCGAAACCGTAAAACAAATTAAAGATTTACCGATTATTAGCGTATTGGATTACGGAGCTGGTACGGGTGTATATTCGCAAGCCTATTTAAACGAAGGGTATGAGGTATTTGCTTTTGAGCTATTTAAAGAACATCAGGAGTATATTAACGTAAACGCTCCAAATGTTAGCCTAATAGACAAGCCTATAACAACTGATTTGCTAAACTTTATAGAGACTGCGGAGCATATGACAAACGCCCACCTAAATAAGCTAATGAATAGTATATCTCCAAAGTATATACTCTTTAGCTCTACTTCTCAAAGAGTGCCTGAGTTTGATGAGCAATGGGGACATATTAATATAAAAGAGCAAAGCGAGTGGGACTTATTTTTTGAGAAGTTCGGATACAAAAAAACAAAAGATTTACCTTACCCAACAAACTGGTCTAAATTATATACTAAGATATGAGCGAAGAGTTAGAAAAAGAAATACGAGTAATAGTTAAGCAACAAAGCGGAGTCGTAAGCCCGCATCTTTTAAAAGAATTGCAGCTACTATCTCAAGAAGACTTTAACTACCGAGTAGACATAAGCTGCGGTAAGTGTATATACAAGTACAGCGTAAAGCTATTTGATAAATATTTAAAATGAAATTAAGCGAAATAAAATCTAACCCTAATAACCCGAGAGTTATTAAAGACCATAAGTTCGAGAAGCTAAAAAAATCAATTAGCGAGTTCCCTAAAATGATGGAGCTTAGACCTATGGTTATAAACGAGGATAATATAGTCTTAGGCGGTAATATGCGTTTAAAGGCATTAAAAGACTTAGGATATAAAGAAGTACCTGAAGAATGGGTAAAGCGAGCCAGCGACCTTACAGAGGATGAAACAAGGCGTTTCATAATTGCGGACAATGTAGGCTTTGGAGAACACGACTGGGAGATGCTTGCTAATGAATGGAATGTTGAGGAGTTAGAAGATTGGGGATTAGATGGCTTTCCTTTTGAGGAAGTAACAGAGTTAAAGTCAGAAGATGATTTAAAAGATTTATCAAGTAGTATAAATAATTTATATAGAATAGAAGTTATTTGCTCAGACGAAGAAGAACAAGAAAATACTTATAATAAACTTTTAGAGCAAGGATTTGAATGCCGACTTTTGACATTATAAAAGAAGTAAAGCCAAAGCAAACTTTTAGAGTTGCTTCAGTGATTGGTAAATTCGATTTACAATCAGAACACATTATAGAACATTTTAAAGGTAATATTGATATTCCAGAAAAATGGCAGATAGGTTTAATAGTAGGTAAAAGCGGTACTGGTAAAACTACAATAGCAAAGCAATTATTTGAAGATGCTTACATAACTTCGTATAATTACGATAAAGAAACTATTTTGGATGATATGCCAAAAGAATGTAGTTTAGAAGATATAACTTCCGCTTTTAATTCCGTTGGTTTTTCAAGTCCACCAAGCTGGTTAAAGCCTTATTCTGTTTTATCTAATGGACAAAAAATGAGAGTAGATTTAGCGAGAGCTATATTAGAAAAAAACGATTTATTTGTCTTTGATGAATTTACAAGCGTAGTAGATAGAAATGTAGCTCAAATAGGTTCTTTTGCGATGCAAAAAGCAATAAGAAAAACCAAAAAACAATTTATAGCAGTTACTTGTCATTCAGATGTTGAAGATTGGCTTTTACCTGATTGGATATTTAATACTGATACTATGACCTTTCATTTGCTTGAAGGGCAAAAAAAAAATAGACCAAAAATTAATTTTGAAATATACCAAACAAGAGATAAGTCAATATGGAAAATGTTTGCTAAACATCACTATTTAAGTCATACTCATAATAACGCAGCAAATGTTTTTATAGCAATGATAAACGGAGAGATAGCTGGGTTTTTAAGTGTGTTACATTTCCCTCATCCTAAAGTTAAAAATATGAAAAAAGTTCATAGATTAGTTATTTTACCCGATTATCAAGGAGCAGGAATAGGGTTAAAATTATTGAATGAAGTAGGTACATTTTACAAAAAAGATAAATGGAGATTTAATATAGTTACATCAGCACCAAGTTTAATTTATGCTTTAAAAAAATCAAATGAATGGGCGTGTACACATTATGGAAGAAATACTCCACATAAAGGAGATTTAAAAAGTAATGTTGAAAATTTAACAAGTGGCTCTGAAAATAGAATAACCGCATCTTTTGAATTAAAAGAAATAAAATGAACCAACAAAATCCAACATTAAAAAGGGCTATGATAGAGGCTTTAGAAAAGTCACTCGGTATAGTTACCTCAGCTTGTAAATCAGTTGGGATAAATAGGTCTACTCACTACGACTGGCTAAAGACTGACGAGGACTATAAAGCCGAGGTAGAAAGTATAGAAGATATTGCGATAGACTTTGCAGAGAGTCAACTTCATAAACAGATAAAAGACGGCAACCCTACAAGCACTATTTTCTACTTAAAGACTAAAGCTAAAAAGAGAGGTTATATTGAGCGTCAAGAGATACACCAAGAGACAACCTACAAGAGCCTCGATATTAATATAATTGATACTGGCATACCTTTAGCATCAAGCGAGAAAGATATACTTGATTAACACCAGCTCAGTATATCGAAGCAATTTTGCAGCTACTGCGGATATCGTAGTTAATCAGGGTGGAACATCTTGTTTTGCTGGGACTCAATGCGTAGTTACCTCAGAGGGTTCTAAACCGATTAAAGACATAGAGGTAGGAGATTTAGTTAAATGCTATGACGAGGCTAAAAAGTCTATCGAGTGGCGTAAGGTATTAAATAAGTTTAAGTACGATAATAGCAAAAGAACTATTAAAGTAACGCTAAAAAATGGGCAGACAATTATAGCTACTGAAGACCACAAATTTTATTACGAGGGCGGTTGGTATTCTCTAAAATATATACTATCTTTACAAAATGGAACATTGGAAAAAGATTAAAGGTTTTAGCGATTACGAGGCGAGTACTCTTGGTAGATTAAGAAGTCTAAACTACAAGCGAACTAACAAGGTTAAAGTTTTAAAGCCTTCTATAAGTGGAGGGTATTTAAAGACTATGCTAAAAGACGATAGCGGTAAATATAGAAGCTCTTACGTACACAAATTCGTATGCCTTGCTTTCTTAGGCGATAGACCTACTAAGTATGAGATAAACCATATAGACGGATTAAAGATAAATAACTCTATTGAAAACTTGGAGTATATTACTAAGTCTGAAAATATAAAACACGCTTACAAACTTGGGCTAATATCTGTAAAGGTGGGCAGCTCTAATGGAATGGCTAAACTAACCGAGTCAGATGTTTTAGAGATAAGAGAACACGCAGCAAATAGCGGGCGTTATTATGGCAGACAAGTGCTTGCAGAAAAATACAAAGTTTCTGAATGCACAATAAAAGAGGTAGTATCTAAAAGAAGAGGCAAGTTCTATAATGTTTGATTTAAGCCAAGTAGAAAGCTGGGAGTATGTAGAAGAGCAAATAGTCTACGATATAGAAGTAGAGGACTGCCATAACTATTTTTTAGATGTAGGCTTTGATGTCTTAGTTCATAACTCAGGAAAAACTTACGCTATACTCCAAGTGCTATTCTCAAAAGCAATAGCAGACACTTGCACTATAACCGTAGTAGGTCAAGATATACCTAACTTAAAAGTAGGAGCTTTAAGAGATGCTATCGACATTCATAATGCAGATGAGGCTATTAAGCAGCAAGTAACTTTCTACAATCGCTCAGATAGGGTATTCACTTTTAAGAATGGGTCTATCATAGAGTTCAATTCTTATGATAACGAGCAAGACGCAAAGTCAGGTAAGAGAGATTATCTATTCGTAAACGAGGCAAACGGAATACCCTACAATATATTTGAGCAGTTAAGCCTACGTACTCGCAAGCAAGTCTATTTAGACTATAACCCTGATACAAGCTTTTGGGTTCACGACAAAATAATACCTATGCCGAACGCTGAGTTAATAATCTCAGACCATAGGCACAATCCTTTTTTAAGTGATAAGATACGCGAAAAGATAGAAGCTCTAAAAGATAAGGACTTAGACTTATGGAAGGTATACGCTCGAGGTCGTACCGGTAAGATAGAAGGGCTAATCTTAAAAAAGTGGTACGTATTAAACGAGAGCTTTGACGATAAAAACTTAATAGGATATGGCATTGACTTTGGTTTCACTAATGACCCTACTACTTTAGTAGAGGTAAGGCTTCAAGACGGCGAGTTATGGGTAAAGGAGTTAATATATGAGACTGGGCTAACAAATAGAGATATAAGCGATAGAATGGAGGCTTTAGGCATAAGCAAAGGAGCTTTGATAGTGGCAGATAGTGCCGAGCCTAAAAGTATAGAAGAGCTTAGGCGTTTACGCTGGACTATTGACGGGGTTAAGAAGGGAGCAGATAGTATAATGTTTGGAATTAACTTGCTAAAAGGTTATTCAATTAACGTACATTCGTCAAGTAAAAATTTAATAAAAGAATTGGAGCAGTATAAGTGGAAGGTAGACAGAAACGGAGATAGTTTAAACGTTCCGATAGACGGCTATAATCACGCAATAGACGCACTTAGGTATTTAATAATGCACAAATTTAGTAAGAAAGGATATGGAACATACAAAGTTATCTAAGATTACCGTAGGACAATACCAGCTACTTAACGAGATAGATAGCACGCTGCCCGTAATGGAGCAGAACATCTACGCAGTAGCAGCAATAAGGGATATTACTTACGAGGAGGCAAGTAAGGTTAAGCTAAAAGACTTCGGGTTAATGATGGCAGAGCTTGGGGAGTTTAATATTAAGCAGTTAGAGAAGCTAAAAATTAATAGCAGAGTAATACTTGACGGAAGCGTTTACCATATAGAACACAAACCCGAGAAGCTAACAAGCGGTCAGCTTCTTGACATAATCAATATTAGAAGTAAGTACTCAGGCGAAGGCGTTAAGGTTATGGATTTACTCTTAGCAGCTATAAGCAAGCCCGAAGGCAAAAACTACGGAGACGATAACCTCAGCTTAAATGAGCGAGCAGCTTTAATACGAGGAACGGAATTAGACAAGGTATGGAATATCTTTGTTTTTTTTTGGAATCTTTGGAACGATTACTTGAACAATACCGAGGACTCTTTGAGCAAGTGGATGAAGGACACTCTGAAGATGACGCGGGAGATTTTGGACAACGATGGGGACTATTCAGCATAATAGAGGCTATGTCTAAACTCCACAATATAAGCATAAATGAAACAACTAAACTTGGAGCGATTGAGTTCCTTAACTGGTGGGCTTATATGGTAGAGAAAGCTAACTACGAAAAGAATGCAAAATAAATTATACGCTAATTTAGATAAGTATTGGCAAACGGTTGTCGATGACTTAGTACAATCCTTAAAAGACGTAGGCAGATACGCAAGCGGGAATACTGCTCAGGCGATAGGAGACGGCAACGCTCAGCCCGTAGTAGTAACCGCAAACGGATTTAAGATTACAATAGCAATGCCTGATTATTATGAGTACTTAGACGAGGGCGTAAGCGGAGCTAAAAACAATACGGGTATATCGAGGTTCAAATACACTAATAAAATGCCACCTATAAAAGCTATACGGAAGTTTATGCTTAATAGAGGTATAAACGCTCCAAGAACAAGTAACACTAAATCAGGTAAACGGCAAGACGCTGAGAAGATACGAAACGGTATAGCCTTTGCAATAGCTCGCAGCATATTTAACAACGGAACAAAGCGAACCAACTTTTATAGCAACGTTATAAACGATAAAAAATTAATAGCTTTCGAGCAGATGCTTTTAACTCAGTATAGTGATTACGTTTTAGAAGTAATTAAGTTAAAATAATCTCTTATGAGTCCTTTTTTATTTTAGGGCGTATATATAGAAAATGGCTATTACTATCCAAGACCAACCGAGTACAACTTACATAAGACCAGCCTTTGCGCCTATTGAGTATTTATTAAGCTCAACAAGTACCGCACAACCTGGCTTTAAAATAGTATGTAAAGTATATCTAAACCCAAGTGGAGCGAATACGCTTATAAGCACTCAGCAAATAAACGTAAGACCTTCCACTACTCAGGCTATACTAAGCATCCAAGACGTAGTTAAATCGTTTGTGCCTATTACCTACTCAGTACCTAACGGAGATACGGTAGGGCTTATAACAAATACTTTAAATCAATTTAGGGTAACATTTCAGGAGTATTACAACGGAGCTTTACAAGGCTCGGTAGTTACCTCTAACACTATAAGCTCTTCGGCTGCTTCTCCTAAGTACATTCAATTTGCTTCTAACGAGTGGCAAGATTACCAATTAGCGACAAGCGCAACATTTAAAAACCTACTTAGTAATTTTAGTAATACAATACCGGTTATAAACGCTTTTAGTTCTGCTAATAATTGGCTAAAGGTAAAGACTAACCAAAAGACTCAAATACAATGGGTACAAAGTGGAGCGACTGCAAATTTTAGAGTATGGATTAAAACACTAAACGCCTCTTTTACTCAAATCTCACTTAGTCAGTTAGACTTAGGCACTACCTCAAAGGGTTACTTTGCTTTAGATATTGGAAGGCAAGAAGCCTCTGCTCACGCTTGGGATACTCCGATAGTTTGGACAAACGCCAAATACTACGCAGTAGCTATATACGATGAGTCTACTTTAGAGCTTGTATCTAATGCTTACCTTTATGAGTTAGATAGCTGCGATACTAACTACACACCTTACGAACTGCACTGGTTAAATCGTTGGGGAGGCTTTAATAGCTTTGTCTTTGACGGCAAGAGCAACCAAACTACGCAGATAAATAAAACCTTTGCAAAATACTCTCCCGATAGAGTTAGCGGTAGTACTTTAGTTTATAAAACCTCAGCACAACGTACAAGGGCTTTTAACACCGCTACAAGCGAGAGTTATAATCTTAATAGTAGATTACTTGAAGACTTCGAGGTAAGTGGCTTAGAAGACCTTATTTCGTCTCCTGAAGTTTATTGGAGAAGTGACGAGGGCTTTGTAAGCGTAAACGTAAGCGGCAATACCTACCAGCACGCCAAAAGCGAGAACGGATTAGTGTATAGTTTAGCTTTAGATATGACTATTGAAAACTCAGACGAGAGACAATGGTAATAGAGCATATTATAGCGGGCTACTCTATACCGCATAACGAAGGGGCTATACCTTTAACAAAAGAGGCTTACGATGTAAATAACCCACAAAAAAGGTTAAGCGATTACTCTAAGACTATTACTATTCCTGAGGGCAAGTTAGTAAACCAAATCTTTGAACACGCTTTCGATGTTAACGTAGATTTTTTAACCTTTAATCCTAACCTTAAAACAAGCTATCAGATACTACAAGACGGAGTATTAGTAATTGACGGATATTGCCAGCTTTTATCAATCAAAGACATAGACGGCTTAGTAACTTACGAGATAGCTGCTACGGGTAAGGTAGGTAACCTATTTGAGAAGATAAAGGATAAGTACTTACAAGACTTAGACCTATCCGCTTTAGACCACGCTTGGACTCAAGCTAATATAGAGGATAGCTGGACGGCTACAATAGGCGAGGGATACGTTTACCCTATGATAGATATAGGAGGGCGTAGTAGGTATACTCTTTGGAAAACTCAAGAATTTAAACCAGCTATTTACTTAAAGCAATACTTAGACGCTATAATCGAAGAGGCGGGATATACTTACGATAGCACTTTTTTAAACACAACGCTATTTAAGAGCTTAATAATTCCTTACGGAAGCGGTAAGATACTTTTAGACAACGCTGCTATATTGTGTAAGGAGTTTAGTGCGGAATGCATAACAAGCGATTTAGTGCAATGCCAAAGTATAAGCGACCCAGCTAATTTAGCCGATAGTATTTTAGTCTTTGACAAAGCAGATTTTATCTCAGATTATTACGCTCGAGTAACTGCTAACGGTGGAGTATTAGAAAACCAATCTTGTTTAGAAGCTGAGTTCCCTAATGAATACTTTAATACTTGCGATGACGAGTATAACGAGATGACGGGTATTTATACTGCGGCAGCAGATAATAACATCAGTCTACAAGGGGTATTAAATTTTGATTTGATTTATACGCAAATTGCAGTAAATACTACCGATATTCTTAATTTTCTTGCATCTTCTCCAAACTTTAAAGCTTATGTAAGAGCTTTTGTAGTAGAAAAAATAGGTTTAAATTATACTATAAAACAAATACTACAACTCGATATAACGCAAAATGCAATAGACAATTCTTTATCCTCTCCAAGTTCCGTAATACCTAATAATTCAGTAACTTTTAAAACTGGGGAAATAGATACTACTTTGGGCGGTGAGTATTTTATTTCTATTGGAGAGGTTTATTATGTATCTAATAATTTTGTAGCGGCGGTACATAATGAGTTTGACTTTAAATTAAAAACGGGAAGTACTTTAGCGTCTAAATATTTAGAGACTGAGCTTGGAGTAGGTGAGACAATTATTACAAATTTAGTTATACCAAAACAAATTAAGCAAATAGATTTATTTAGTAGTGTTATTAA